GACCATCACAAATCACGGGAAAATTCAGGTCCAACGACCCAGAGACACTGGATGCGTGGCACCTTTCCCAAAACTTCCTAACACTACCAACCCTCTCGGCACAATTCATAGAAGACACCCCACCGATCGACAGAATAATAGCGGTGCCATCGGAACCGCATTTCCTGCTCGACGTATACTTCTCACTACGATGCGCAAGGCCAATGCCGCTATACGGCGTACCAGGCCTCATCGACCATTTTTAATGGTCACCATCTGGGATATATACTTCGCAAGTATCGTAGCAATGCAAACACACCCCGGCGCAGGTAGCCGGGGTCACCACAAACTAACATTATCGGAATGCGCTAAACTAGCAGACGAAATGATCAAAGAGAGGACAAAACGATGGCCGTCGGAGCAGCAGTAGTAGGCGCAGTAATAGCTGGCGCATTCTCTGCGCGAGCAGCAAGCCAACAGCAAACATTCGTTGGCGAGAAATCAGACACGGCCCATCAACGAGAGGTGGAAGATCTCCGCAAAGCCGGACTCAATCCAATCCTCTCAGCAACAAGCGGACTGAAAGGAGCATCAACGCCACCAGGCGCAATGGCGGCAACGCCAAACTTCTCGGCTTACATGCTAATGGACGCACAGAGAGAAAAAATTATCGCGGAAACCGCGAACATAACAGCTCGGACTAACATAATGGGACCGGTAGAAGACGTAATGGAAGGCTTCGGAGCGGTAACCACTCCAATATCAGAAGCCTTCAAACAAATCGTAAAAAAGCTACCGGATCTCACAGACAAAAAACAAAGAACAACATTCTTCCAGGAGATAAAAGAGCTCCTGCAGAATAAACCGTCCGACATAACTGGCCGAAAACACTACAATCTAATACAGGAACTATGGTTCCAATGGCGCCACCGAGACACACCATCAATACACTAACGAGGAAGCACAAAATGACTCACAAAGTAAGATCAGCATACGGCCACAAACATAACGAAGGTTTCACCTTCGACCAACCTTCACTGACTAAGCAATCCTTCACAGAGGAATGCAATATCAATAACATCATGAAGAAATATCAAAAAACGGGAGCAATCGACCACTTAAACAAACACGAAGCAAGCTATGGCTATGCTTCATCCGACGACTTCACAAAGTCGATGGAAACAGTAGCGAGAGGAACAAATATGTTCCAAGAACTACCATCATCAATTCGAAATAAATTCGAAAACGATCCGGCAAAATTCTTAGAATTTGTACAAAACGAGGAAAACCTCGTGGAAATGCAGGAACTAGGACTCGCAACAAAAAATCCAACTCAAATAATAATAGAAGAAGAGACCACACCTCCTGCTAAACCAAGCGACGCAGTCGCTGCTAAACCCGAGACTGACGCAGTCAGCGAGACACCTTGATCAGGGATGATCAAGCCGGAGAGACCCCTGGTCAGAAAGGACACCAGACCAGGGGAAAAAAAGAAGTAAGATATTATCTACTAAATATATACTCGCTACTCCGCCCCCCTGTAACAAACACCAAAAACAGGAAAAAAATCACCATCAAATTAGGGGGGCTATGGGGGGTAAAGTACGTATCGTCACTTGACTCATACGTACCACGTGACACACAATGGCACGTCAAAACAAAACCGGAGCAAAAACAATGGCTTTTCGACGGAAAATAACAAAGCGCAAATCAAAGCGGCTCTTTTCAAGAACCGCATCACGCACGCACAAAAAAAATATGGCCTCAGGCCGTATAATGCGCGGCGGATACAGGGTCTAATATCACCTGTTATCACCCAATAAAAGCCCACCAGGAAATCACTGGGGGACCACTTAAATTTGGGAAGTCACCACAGAGTGACAAAGCGCTTAAAACAGTCTGGATAAAATGCGGCCGATGCATCGGCTGCAGACTCGATTATTCCAGACAATGGGCAGTCCGTATCATGCACGAAGCTCAAATGCATGAAGAAAACAGCGTAATCACGCTTACCTACGACGACCATCACCTTCCCCCGGGAGGAACCCTGTGTAAACAGGACTACCAAAAATTCATGAAGCGTCTAAGACGCTCATTACCAAACAAAAAAATACGCTTCTTTCACTGCGGCGAGTACGGCCAGGTAGAAGCGGACAAAAATAAACCACAATTAGAATCCCGGCTAGGCCGGCCCCATTATCACGCCTGCATATTCAATCATCAATTCACAGACCTCGAACTATTCGAGGAAAAAAAGACAGGCAATATCTACGAGTCAAAGGATCTCGAAAAAATATGGGGAAAAGGATTCGTAACAACAATGGACCTAACCCTCCACAGCGCAGGCTACGTCGCGCAATACATCACAAAAAAAATCAATGGAGACAAAAAAGACGAGCACTACCAAAAAACATGCGAGGTCACAGGCGAAATATATCCTGTACTTCAGGAATACGCCACAATGTCCAACAAACCCGGAATCGGCAAGGCCTGGTGGGACAAATACAAGAAAGACGTCTTCCCATCGGATGACGTCATCATCATGTCGAAAGACACATTCCACCACGTAACCACACCCGGTTACTATGACCGGCAACTCGAAATCGAGGATCCGGAACTACTAAAAATAATCAAAGAAAAGCGCGTAATATTCGCGCAAGAACACATCAAAGACAACACACTAAAAAGACTTATCACCCGAGAAGTCTGTAAAAAAGCTCAGGTCGCTCACAAACAAAGGAACAAAATATGAAACAGAAAATCTTCACCATATACGACAGCAAAGCAAACGCATACCTCACGCCATTCTTTCTCCATCAAGACGCTATGGCGGTCCGGATATTCACGGACTGCGTAAACGACCTTAGCCATCAATTCGGTAAACATCCCGAAGACTATACCCTATTCTCACTTGGCGACTGGAACGACGACAAAGCGAAATTCTTAACAACCCCTCCAAAAGCTCTAGGCAATGGGGTAGAATTCATCGCCACTAAATACGAAGACCCACCAATCGGCGAACTAAAAGGAGTCAACTAGTGAGACATTCAAGAACAACCAAACGAAAGTCAGTAATGACGCATCAATTCAGCCAGGTACCAAAGGCTGAAATCCCACGATCTTCATTCGATAGATCAAGTGGATACAAAACAACCTTCGACGGGGGACTACTAATTCCCTTCTTCCACGATGAAGCACTCCCCGGAGATACATTCACACTAAAAACTTCCGCCCTGGCCAGGCTCGCAACACCAATATTCCCAGCAATGGATAACATGTTCATCGAGACGCAATTCTTTGCGGTCCCTACCAGGCTAATCTGGGACAACTGGGCCAAATTCATGGGCGAACAAACAAACCCCGGTGACTCAACCGATTTTACAATTCCACAAGTCGACTCAGGAGCAGTCGGAAACGACTCGCTATCACTAGAGGACTACCTCGGCATACCAACAGACATAGGCGGACTGGAATACTCAGTACTATGGCACCGGGCTTACAATCTAATATGGAACGAATGGTACCGGGACCAAAATCTTCAAGATTCCGTCTTTCAAGCAGACGGAGACGGCCCGGACAACAGACTAAACTACGAGGTACTAAGACGCGGAAAGCGTCATGACTACTTCACCTCGTGCCTTCCGTTCCCTCAAAAAGGAGACTCAGTACTCCTACCACTGGGCACATCGGCCCCAGTAATCAGCGACATAGGATTCGGGGGATCCGGACAACCACAATTCGGAGACACCACCGATCCAAACTTCTCGCTCATATCAACACCTGGCACCGGCGATATATTCGCTTCAGGTGCAGACGGATCAGGGGACCCAATCGTATGGGATAATCCGTCACTCGTTGCGGACCTCACGGACGCAACGTCAGCAACAATCAACGAACTCCGACAATCATTCCAAGTACAGCGGCTCCTCGAACGCGACGCGAGAGGAGGAACGCGCCTCATAGAAATAACCAAAGCACACTTCGGAGTCACATCACCCGACCTCCGCGCCACGCGCCCTGAGTACCTCGGAGGCGGGTCATCACCAATAAACATACAACCGATCGCTCAGACATCGGAAACCGACCCAAGCGGCCCTGACGCGTCCCCACAGGCCAATCTGGCCGGGGTAGGGGTCGGACAATTCAATAATCACGGCTTCACAAAATCATTCACAGAACACTGCATACTTATCGGCATGATATCCGTAAGAGCAGACTTAACATATCAACAGGGCTTAAATCGTATGTATTCGCGGTTAACGCGATTCGATTTCTACTGGCCCGCACTCTCGCACATAGGCGAGCAAGCCGTAAAAAATAAAGAGATATTCGCTCAAGGCGACGCCAACCCAACAGAGGACGAAGAAACCTTTGGATTTCAAGAACGATACGCAGAATATCGATACAGACCATCACAAATCACGGGAAAATTCAGGTCCAACGACCCAGAGACACTGGATGCGTGGCACCTTTCCCAAAACTTCCTAACACTACCAACCCTCTCGGCACAATTCATAGAAGACACCCCACCGATCGACAGAATAATAGCGG